GGTACTGCTCTGATTTTACTGCACCTAATAATAAATATACGGCTCCGCAAGCTTCGCCAAAATCATGCCCAGGCTGTAATAAAATAGCAACAATTGAATGTTTATATTCACGGTTGCATACAGGTAATTGTTAGGCATGGCTTCGTATATTTATGGAACGTTAGATGAAATATTATGGATGATAAAAGGGGGTCAATATGATCAAGAGTTTTAACTTTAATATCGAGTACATGGATATCACTTTTGATGTATACGGTAAAGCGGATTTTTCTAATGAGGAATTTGGAAGGTACTTAGATATTCACGAGATGGAAATTGACTTGGATGGGAATCAATTGTATAATATTTTGTCTGAGGAAACTTGTACTAAAATAACGGATTTAGCAGTGGAGATGTTACGTGGATAAAATTGATACTAGTGAATTAAAAGAAACTTTATCCAGGCTTGAAGATTTATGCGAGGAATTATGGGGTAAGGATTGGAAAAGAGAGGAAGAAAGCGAGGATTTGAAATAAATTAGACTTGGAGGTCTGTATGAGTTTGTTATCAATTTTGTCATTGTCTTTGATTTGTGAAATGGGAATTGTCACTGATCATTCAATGTACAATTATTACCAGGAGACCTATTTTGCTGAAAAAGGGAATACTGATTTTTATTACATTTTATTTGATGTAGAATTAACTGCTTGGGATATTTTATATATTAAAGGGCGTATGAATAATGTGTTTATGCAGTACAAAGATGAAATTTCATTTGTTCCGCTAAATGATTATTATAGCTATGAAATGGGATTAAAACTAAGTCCTTTTGAAATTGGGTTTAAGCACTATTGTTTTCATCCGATAAATGTGTATAGATCTATGTTGCCATATACAGAAACGGTGTTTGAATACTTGGAAGGTGGTGCAAATTCTTTTTTTGTGAGAGCGGAATTGACATTTAACTAATGGGATGATATAATTTTATTATGAAGAAACCTTTAATGAGAACAGATCATTCAAAAGCTGGATTGGTTGGAATGGTTAATTATTTGGATACTCAGATAAGTGTAAACCGTTCAACGTTATTAGAAATTGGATCTTATGATGGGATTAGTGCAAAGATTTTTGCTGAAAAGTTTGAATCCGTCCACTGTATAGATCCGTGGGATGATTCAGTAGAGTGTATCTTAGATTATCCTATGAATCTAATCTATCAAGATTTTTTGAAAATTGAAAAAGAAATGGGGAATATCACTCATGATAGAACAATTAGTGAAGAGTACGCTAAGAAATCACCTAATTACGATGTCATTTATATTGATGGGATGCATAACTATGACAGTGTTCAAAGAGATATAAAGCTATACATTGATAGAGCCAATTTTTTCCTGTGTGGCCATGACTATCATCCAAAAAAGTTCCCAGGAGTTTGTCAAGCTGTTGACGAGTTTGCTAAAAAGATAGTGACTTTTCCAGACACAAGCTGGATTATATTAGAGAGGAAATTATGAAATGCGGAGAATGCAATAAAAATATTATGCGGACTGATTTGATAATCTACAAAGACGGGAAAGCTTATCACACTTCTTGCTTAGGGTTTAAAAACAAGCACGATGCTTTAGGTGAAAGAGCAGTAACTTCTTATAACACTATCAAAACCGGGGTATTAAATGGCTGAAAAAAAACGGGATACTTCGATAGGAAGAAATCTAGGCGGTAGACCTTCTAAATACACCAAAGAGATAGCAATAGAGATAATAGAGAGATTGGAGAAAAATGAGTCTTTACGCTCCATCTGTAGAGATGAGCATCTACCAGAGAGGCAAACCGTTTATAATTGGATCATGGATGAACCCGGGTTTTTTGACCGATACGCACGAGCGAAAGAAATTGGATACGAACAAGATGTTGAGGACATGGTGAAATGGTGTGATCAAGCGATAGAATCACCTCAACAAGTTCAAGGGTACAGATTAAAAATTGATACTTTGAAATGGATCATATCAAAAAAACTTCCTAAAAAGTATGGTGAGAAACAAATGATTGAACACTCTGGATCAATCCAAAATGATATCTATACAATGACAAGAGACGAACGACAAAAGCGAATAGAAGAGCTAGAAAAAAAGCGTGCTGACTAATGTACAAGAGATTGAGTATTTAACTCTATTAGAAATTGAAGAGAAAGAAAAGATAGTTCCAAAGCTTAATCTTATTAGATCACCTTTGAGATACAAAGTTCTTTGGGGTGGCCGAGGTGGTGGGAAGTCCTGGGCTGTTGCTAAAGTACTGTTACAAATGGGGAGAGAGAATAAGCTTAGAATCCTTTGTACCAGGGAAGTCCAAAAAACCATTAAAGATTCAGTTCACAAGCTTTTATCAGATCAAATTAAAGAATGCGGATATTCGGATTATACAATAACAAGAGAGACCATTTTAAACACTAGAACAGGATCAGAATTTATTTTTGTTGGCTTAAATCAGTTGGGCGATAAAGACAAAATTAAATCAATGGAAGGGATTGATCTTTGTTGGTGTGAAGAAGCCCAAAGTCTTAGTGATGAAAGCTTAGAGAGATTAATTCCAACAATAAGAAAAGATTATTCCGAAATATGGTTCACATTTAATAAATTCAGTCATATGGACCCAGTAGTCAAAAGGTTTTGTAATAAAAATGATCCTGATATTTTAGAGATTAAAATCAATTACAATGAAAATCCATGGTGTCCTCAAGAGATACTAAAAGACGCTGAGAAATTAAAAGAAACCGATTTTGATAGATATCTTCATGTGTACTTAGGGGAGCCGGTCAGTCAATTAGATCAAGCGATTATTAGCAGGGTTGATTTAATGAAAGCGGTTGCACGGGATATATCAGATGAAGGGGCAATACAAATAGGGGCGGACATTGCTAGATTTGGGGATGATAGAACGGTTTTTTACAAACGGAAAGGATTAAAAACGATTGATTCTATGGTTATTAAGAAGTCTGATTTGGTTTATGTGGCTCAGGAGTTGATGAGTTTTGCAGAGAATACCTCCAATAAAATCAAAGTGGACGATACTGGGTTGGGTGGCGGAGTTACTGATATCCTAAAGTATAATGGATATAATGTAGACCCTATAAATAACGGTTCAGCTCCTACGGATAGGGATAATTTCGCAAATCTAATCAGTGAAATGTGGTTTTATTTTAAAGATTTGGTGCCTGAAATAAGTATTCCAGAGGACGATGAATTGATATTTGAACTTACTAACCGGGCTTATAAATACGATATAAAAGGCCGAAAAGCGGTAGAACCGAAAGAACAATTTAAAAAAAGAAATAAATTTTCTCCTGACAAGGGGGATGCTTTTTTATTGTGTTATTATGATGTAGATACAACATCACTTTTCATCCTACCAAACGTAATATAAAAGATTGACACATAATAAGTTAGGGTATATTATGAATATATGGGACTATTTGATATTTTTAGAAAACCAATTCAAGCTACTGAGGGGAACGCTGGTAGACAAGATCCTTTAACGCCTCCAGTCATTTCAACAGGAACTAAAGAAATCCGAAAAAACAATTTCAGGACTTACTCATCTCAAATTGAACAGATTTATAATGGGTATACTGGATGGTCAGAGTATGGATCGGATTTAATTAGACCCTCAATTGATATGCGAACAGGATTAACTGTAGGTGATGGGATTAGTGTTAATTCAGAAAACAAACAGACTAGGGATTTTATTGATAAGATAATCAAGGACTCTAAATTCTATGGCGCTCAATTGGTTCGTAGTGTTGAAATATCCGAGAAAGAGGGGAAGTGTTTATTAGTTATCACTAAAGAAGATGATAAAATTATATGGAAACCTATTTCATGGTACTATAAGAAATATACTATTGTTGAAGACGATAAAGGTAATATTGAAGGGTTGGTTTGGGGAAATAACGCCGAGAAAACAAGCAAGGTAGATTTGACCCCCGATAAATTTGAATATATTGTCACTGGGGCTGAGACTGGAGATATAAACATCTCCCCCCCAAGAATAGGAAATGTATTAACTCAGATAGAGAACTATGATCGTGCTTTATATGATATGCGAGAGAATAACCATTTGTTTGGAAGAAGCACTCCATTTTTTGAAACAGAGAACTCGAAAGATGCAAAAGACATCTTAGATCAAATAAGTGCGGCTAATTGGAAGATCGGAAAAGCGATTGCGGCGGCTGCCAAATTCTCTATAGTGGGACCAGGAAATGAGGCTACTGATCCGTTAACTAGAGAAATGAGCCTTAATTTAAAAATTATTTCTTCTTGTTTAGGTATTCCAGTTCATTGGTTCGGATGGACTGATTTAATGTCAAATAGAGCAGTAGCGGAGGAATTGAGCAACTTTATCGATATCGGAACTAAAAAAGAACGTTTAATTTGG